GCTTGACTGAGGCTGAGTTGGCTGTATTACTTGGATGAAACCAAGACTAAGTAAAGCCGCTCAACAGTTGAGAGAGCAGTTCGATGACACCTACCCAGATCGCGATAGGCGTTCCGATGGCTGGATCGGTGACTTGCGTCATTCATCGCGCCCTAGCGATCACAACCCTGATCCAAAGACTGGGGTGGTTAGAGCAATCGACCTCGATCGAGATGTCCATAAGGGCGGCAAGCCTGACCTCATGCCCGATATTGCTGATCAAGTTCGACTCGCAGCCAAGGCAGGAGATAAGCGCATTGCCTATGTCATATTCAACGGCAGAATTGCATCGTCTCGCCTGGGCTGGCGCTGGAGAAAATACAAGGGATCTAATCCGCATCACGCGCATTGCCATATCTCTGTCACTTCTAAAGGTGATGAGGATGGTTCGTTCTTTAATATCCCGCTATTAGGAGGCAAATAAATGAATATGAAAAATCCACTCGTACTAACCGCCGGTGCGTTCTTATCCGCCTGGGCTGCTTCTAATTTTGCAGCCGATTACCGCTCTATACTTTGGGCTGTACTTGCTGGAGTATTTGGATATGCGACCCCTAAAAAATGACAACACAGGATTATGCTGCACTTGCAGTAGCGATCGTGACGGTGCTGGGTGGTGTAACTGCGATGCTTCACTTCTTGGTTCGTCACTATTTAGCGGAATTGAAGCCGAATAGTGGTTCAAGCCTAAAGGACTCAGTAAATCGTTTAGAGACACGCGTTGATAAAATCTACGAAATCCTATGCAATAAGTCACAATAGAGCCATGCCAAAGAAACGGGTTATCGACCTTGAGGATTACTCAATGCTTGAGAGTTACTGCATTGGGTTAAACGAGTATTACAAGGCGCTACGCAAGTCTGGTTTCACAGTAGATCAGGCTCTATACATAGTAACTGCCACCGATACTTACCCTGCCACGATCTTGCCTAGCCCCAATTGGCTACCACAATCACCAGACCGCATCCCCTATGACGATGATGACGATGAGGATTAACAATGAAAAGAACTGTAATCGTTCCCGATCTACAAGTTCCATATCACGATGAAGTAGCAGTAAGAAATGTTGCATCTTTTATTAAGGCATACCGCCCAGATAGCGTCATTACTTTGGGAGATGAAATCGACCTCCCACAGATCAGCCGGTGGTCAGACGGAACGCCAGGATGGTACGAGCAAACCCTAGCCGAGGATCGAGACACAGCAGTTGAAGTTCTCTGGTCGTTAGTCGAACACTCTAAAGAAGCCCATATGATCCGCTCTAACCATACGGATCGGCTGTACAACGTAATAATGAAAAAGATCCCAGCATTCCTGGCGCTGCCAGAGTTACGCTTCGAGCGCTTCATGCGGCTGGATGAACTAGGAATTACCTACCACAAGAAGCCTTACGCCTTCGCTAAGGGTTGGGTAGCAGTCCATGGTGACGAGCAGGGCATCAACCCTAATGCGGGTCTTACAGCCCTCTCAGCGGCTCGTAGGCATGGTCTTAGCGTTATCTGTGGTCACACTCACAGAGCGGGCTCATCAGCCTTTACAGAGGCTTCTGGGGGCAAAATAGGGCGTATCCTGCGGGGTGTTGAGGGTGGTCACTTGATGGATGTACGCAAGGCTGGGTATACCAAGGGCACTATGAACTGGCAGCAGGCTTTTATTATCGTCGAGGACACACAAGTAACCCTGGTCAACCTAGAAAAAGATGGCACTTTCGTAGTTGCTGGAAGGCGCTATGGCAGGGCTAGATGATTTTCCAGACATCCGCCGGTCGATAGATGATGCGGTAGACGAGGCAGAATCTTTACCAAATCGTTATCAAAATGTGCCAGGGCGTGTCTGCTAGTTGTGCGACACTTATGCCAAGAAGGTGCGAAGGGCGCACTAGAAGGGCAGTAAATGGAACTCTATGAAATCGGCATCGTTATGGTGTTGTGGTTATTTTCAGTCATAATCTTTTATTCGATGGGCGTTAACTCAGGCTACATCGAAGGTCGCAAAGCGGTTCGCGAGTACTACGACAAGCGCGAGAAGGTGAGATCATGAAGCATGCTGAAATCCTACAGAGTGCAACGGATCTATATTCAGAACGCGGGCTGCATTACGGTCATCCATCTGACAACATGGCAAGAGCAGCAAGACTTATCAGCGCCTATCTGGAAATGCCGGTTGAGGATTACCAGGTTGCAGTCATACTCTCGCTCATCAAGATTGCAAGAACCATTGAGGACAGCCAAAAGATCGACAGTTGGATCGACGGCGCTAGTTACCTTGCCATTGCTGGACAATTAGCAACAGAGGAGAATGAACTTTATGTTTAATTTAGAGGATTACGAGACAGTAGAAGAACGCCTAGTTAAGTTCTGGAAGGAACACCCTGATGGTCGAATCGACACTACTTTGGTTGAGTCAACGCTGCAGCGATTTATTGTTAAGGCTTCTGTTTTCAGAACTGAAGTGGATGCACAGGCTTGGACAACTGGCTATGCAGAGGAAACCGTATCAACGCGAGGAGTTAATTCTACGTCGGCGCTTGAGAACTGCGAAACGAGTGCGATCGGTCGTGCTCTTGCTAACGCAGGTTATGTTACGAAAGGCAAACGCCCTAGCCGCGAGGAGATGTCTAAAGTCAAAGCGGCTGAACCAAAGCCTTTCGCAGAGAAGTTAGCGGAAAGAGTAATAATGCCAGCCGAGGATGATCCTTGGACTGTTAAGGCTGTACAACCAGCACCTACGGCTGCTGAGGCTGTTGCTCTAGTTCAGGAAGTGCTAGGCGCTACTAAGATCGACAAGGACATTCCTCATTGCAAGCATGGTGAGCGTGTCTGGCGCACCGGCAGCAAGAACGGAAAGCCTTGGGCAAATATGTCCTGCGGTGGTCAACCACAGCGAAACGAAACCTGGGCTGAGTTTAATAAGTGTGATCCGATCTGGTATGTCATTGACAATAACGGACAATGGAAGCCACAGGTGGCTCGCTAATGTTCAGAATTGACTTACATTGGATAGGGTTTGAGGCAGAAGTCGTTACTTATATGCCTGTATGGTTGGGCAAAATAGTCTGCTTATTTAAAGATCACGAGTGGACATTACTTGGAGAATGTTGCAGTAGATGTCATAAGGATGGTCAAGAATGAGTGGCTTACAGTTTATGAACCAAGACGGAGAATGGGAGTCATTCCCACCTGATGATGTGTTATATGAGAAGGCGCGCCAGCGAGAGTTCCTCGATGCGCTTCAAGTTAGGATAATCTGTCACCTATGCAACGAACCAATAGGCAGAGACGAGATGGCAGTCTGGCGAGAAGGTCAGGCACTAACTTGGTCATGCAAGAAATGTCACGCAGTCAATGAGTCAAAGCCGCAAATATAGGGGCTTTCGCACCGAGCGCGTGGTTGCAGAGTATCTGAGGCGCTGGTGGGAAGGTGCTTCAGTAGGTCGAGGTTCTGGGCGTGACATTCTCAATGTTCCGTTCGACTGCGAGGTTAAAGCGCGCACAGGACTCGATGTCTCGGGAACGCTCCGCCAGATCGAAGCCAGGACAAATGAAAGCGGCTTATTGGGGTTTGCTTGCTTTCGTCTTAATGGTCAAGGTGAGAAGCCTGAGGAATATGTAGCGATGCTACGCCTTGGCGATCTGGTGGAGTTACTCGTAGCAGCCGGTTATGAAAAGCGCAGGAATGTAGTTGAGGACAAGGACATCAGAAGGTGTCAGCAATGCGGAGAATGGACAATAAATGATCCCTGCAACTGGTGTGAGGCTCAGTAATGCCTATCTATGAGTTCGAGTGTACGAATGATCTATGCGAAGCCAACCTTCGCTATGAAAAGGAGTTAAAGATAAATGAACCACACGATGTTGAATGCGGCTTCTGTCACGAACCTATGCGCAAAATCTATTCATCCTTTGGCATTCAATTTAGAGGCTCAGGCTTCTATTCTACAGACAAGTAATCCGACACGCCGCTCTGAGCAGGACTTATGCAAATGAAATTGACAGATACGGTACACTTATCTGCTAGAAGCCATCAAGGCTTCAGAGCGCGCCTGAAAGGCTTAGCGCGCTCGGTAGCAGTCGTTATTGGGCTATCTCTATCTATAGCAGGAATGCCTAGATTAGAGGCTTCAATAGATGCTACAAAATCACTTAAATCATTGGCTGATTATCAACTAACAGATAAGCAATATAAATGCCATAACCAGATCATCTATAGGGAAAGCACCTGGAGAATAGATGCAGTTAATGGATCTCATCATGGCTATTACCAAATGAGAAGTAAGTACATCAAGGGAAAGCCTTACGATTACCAGTTCTGGATGTATTGGTACTATGTAGCCAAGCGTTATGGAGTAACGCAATATGATGAGCCTAACTACTGTAAGGCACTACATCATCTAAAGACTAAGGGATGGCAGTAATGGTATGCGTTGAATGTGAGGGTGGGATGGTAGATCCACACGAGCAGCCTATTACTGGTGAGTTATGGTGTGTTGAGTGTTGTGGTTGTGGTAGTGATGGCTAAGCGTGGTGATCCTCGATTAAGTCGAGACTATAAGAAGTTTAGATTGCAGGTATTGGCAAGAGACCAATGGTCGTGCTACTACT